CGCAAAAACTTCAATCCCATTGGAGATTTGGTACGGAGAATTTGATCACAATAAAAAGCATCCAGATCAAGAAAATGATATTGTTTTTGAACAGTATGATTTTGGAAAGGAAAAATAATGTCTGTTTTAAAGACTGAAAAACTATTCGATTTCGATGAAGGCTTTTGGCGAAGAACCGGGGCGCGAATTGTTAGGCGTGTCCGCGCTGATTTGATTAAGGGAAAAATGCAGGACAATAGTTCAAATCACCGGTACCGGTCGGAACAATATAAAAAGTATAAAGCAAATTCTATGCGGCGGGTTTCGGCGGGCGGAAAAATAAACAAAGCAACCGGACGGATTGTCGGAGCAAAAAAATTGACGCGGATTTCAATCAGTAAAAAAACTGGAAGGGTTACAAATCGAAATCGTAAACTAAAAGGATTCGAAGGTGTTTCCACAAATACAGAAACAAAATTTGTAAATCTTCACCTAACAAACAGCATGATGAAAGATTATGATGTTACCGGTGTTGGAAAGTTTTATGTTGAAATCGGTTTTTCACAAGAAAGGCAAGCCTTGAAAGCTTTAGGAAATTTAAAAAAAGGTTATGATATGACTGGATTGAGTGAAGAAAACAAAGGTTTTGTAAAGTCATTAATTTCGGCGGAACTCGATCGACTTGGTTACAAATATTCCGCCGGGGAGATAAAAATCGTTATAGGCTAATTTGCTATTTTATTTTAATAATTATATGTTCACTTCAACACTTCAATAATTTTATTCATCAAAAAGGCGGACGCCGGGGTAAATTCAATGGATTTTGAAAAATGGTTAGAACAATTTGGGATGAAAAAAGATGATTTATCAGACGCCCAAATTTCATCATTAAAAAAAGTTTATGATTCTCATACCAAGCTGGAAGGCGAAGTTAACACATCAAAGCAAAAACTAACAGACTTGGAAAAGGATGTTGAATTCCAGAAATCAGAGGCGAAAAAGGCGTTTGCAAAACGTGATGAACTCAAAACCGAAATTAAAAACTTGGAAAAACAAGTTGCAGACGGCGCGAAAAATATTGATTTCAAGGAATTATTCGACGAACAAAAACAAAAGGCTACGGAACTAGCCGACAAAGTCACATCGGCGGAAACCGAACTTAATGATATCAAAGGAAAATATACCAAGGCGGATGAAGAAAACAAATCTATTAAGGCTGATATTTCTAAGTCCTTAATTGAAAAATTGCCGGAAGGCTCAGATGCCCGAACCTTTGCCGAAAAAATGAAAGATGATTTACCAACATTAAGGGAGTATGTCGAAATTCAGGAAAAATCAGGAATATTTGTCGATGATAATTCAACTAAAAAGCTAAAAATTGATGTTAATAAAAAATTCAATGATTATACTTTTGCTGAATTGACTGAAATGAAAAAAACAAATTCGACACATTATGAAAAGCTGAAAAACGAGCAAGAAGCAGATTACGAAAAATAAAAATTCGGAGTTAAAAAATTATGGCTACTTCATTAAATGATATAAATTTTCAATCGGAAGTTTTCGCCGATGCGCTGGAAATGGAATTCACCCATCGCGTTGGGTTACTTTCATCCGGCTTATTGGTTCCAGCATCCGACGCTTTAATCCCTGCAAATCAGGGCGGGCAGTTTGCTTCAGTTGCACAGGTTAAAAGCATTGCCGGTCCGTCCGTTCAAATCACTTCAGGCGGCGAAACAGTGTTCAAGGAAGTTGGAGACTTTAAAGATATCGCTGTATGGATCGAGCGGGAAGATGCATGGGACGCCGAAACAATTTTGAATCTCATTGCGAAAAGAGATCCCACCCGGTCGGTTGTTAATGCACTTGCAACATATTGGGCGCGTGAAATTCATACATCCGCCGTTAAAGTTCTTACCGGCGCCTTTACAACTGCTTTACTTTCAAGTCATTCGACCGGCAACACGTACACAGCCGGAATTATCAGCCCGGAATCTTTACTTGCGGGTAAACAGCTTTTGGGAGATAATAAGGATTTTCTTTCTACAATTGTCATGAATTCAAAAGTCCATACCGACGCTGTTTCTCAAAATTTGCAAGTAACTACTCAAAGATCTGATCAGGCATTTGCAACCGGTTTAATTCCAATGATCTTGGGTATGGTACCGACAATATCGGATTTACTCGAAGCTGTATCGAGTGTTTACAGTACATATTTAGCAATGCGCGGAGCGATGATTTATAAGACACGTCCAAGACCGATGAACCAGTTTAACAATGCGAACATTGTTCGCGCTGGAAACATTGAAATTGAACTTTATCGAAATGCAATAGTTTCCGGCGGTATTGATGGAATCATTACCAGGATGTCGTACCTTGTACATTTACCCGGTGTTAAATGGGGAGTTTCAACTGTTAACCCGACCAATACGCAACTCGCGACCGGTTCGAACTGGACAAAAGTTGCTGATGATGATAAATTAATCAGGATTGCTGAAGTAAAAACCCTTTAAGGGGTTTCCAAATACTTATTTTTTTCAATTATTAAAATAGTGAGATAGAAAAATGAAAAAAGGATTTTTAGGTATGTTGGCAGCAATCACATTGATTCTTACTGTCAACATCACGGCTCAAAAATATGTTCTAATCGGAACTTTGACAGCCGCAAACGCGGCGGATACGACTTCATTCTTAAATTACAATAATGATAATTTATCATTGTTTGTGCATTCGAATGATTCGCTTGTTGTCGAAATTAAAACTCAATACAAAATGGGAAATTTGACAAATTTTGTTGAAGTTTTAGACACCTTCACGACCGCATCAAATACCGGCGCGGCACTTGGAATTAATTTAAAAGGTTACGGGACGAATGAGGTTCCCGGCGCAAATTATTTCCGGTGGATTGTAACCAGGTTGGCTAATTCCGGGGTGTCAACTAATTATTATTTGGGAGTTATGGCAAGCGACTAATTTAACCGGGTAATTCTTTTACCCGGCTTTATAATATTAAATTTTATTGGAGTTAGAAAAATGGCACAGATAAAAGAAAAAGATGTCGATTCGACAAAAGAAAAAGATGTTGAAGAAAAATACAGGGTGAAAGATAATCCCTTGGTTGAAAAGACAAAATTTAAGATCAAGCCATCAATTTTACAGGTTGGATATTCCGCAACTATTGACGGGAAACACTTCAATATTGCCAAAAATATTATCGGTGATGTTTACGGTGAAGATAACACAAAAAGGCGTGGTATCGCAAAAAAAGGCGGCGTGATCCGGGACGGGAAAGTTACCGGTGAAGATTTCTTAACTGATCTTTCAGCTAAGGAAATCTATATTCTTGGTTCGGCGGGTGTTATTGAAACCGACAAAACCACAAAGAAAATAATTGATTCTTATATTGATTCGGTCATGCAGAAAAAAGAATAAAGAAGTTTTGTGATATTGCGGTCAAAAAATGGAGTTAATTATGTTTCGTTTGGATGTTGCAAACGCGGATCTTTTAAAATATGAGAAATCCCTGTCAACTCAATACTTTACAGGTTCGTCAAATTGGGATGAACAAATCGAACGAGCAAAAGTTGAAATCATACGAATCTTTAAGAATCAAGGCATCAAAACGAGAAATTTATGTGTCCCTTTTTTTCTTGCGATCAATACATTATCGAATGAGGAACCGATCGAAAGATCAAGGCTGATTCTCAATGTCACTGAAATTCCGACGGCGGATGTGACATTTACTCTTTACGGTGCGATGGGTGAAAATGATACCTTGATAAGCCTTGGAACAATAGCCGTTACAATTGCAAACGGCGTAAAGGAATATACGCTTACTTTTGAACTGCCTTATAAATATTTTAAATTGATCGCCGAACACGATTCAACGGATGTCACAACCGCAAACGGTTACGAGATCACGACCGAAACAGATAATAAAATTAATTACACAACAATTGAAAAACCGGCTGGAACGACACTTGTAAAATATGCATCGTTCTTGACCGAGCAGACTTTCGAATTAATCGGAATCTATTGTTCTTTATGGTTCATCTTCAGAACTTTAGAAAATGATCCGGGATCTGTTTATGAAAAAAAAGCGGATGATTACAAAGCATTGTTTGAAACTGCTTTAGCAGAAATTCAATTTCCGATCGATACAAATGAAGATAACGCAATTGATACCGAAACGGAATTGGGAGCAAACACAAACGCACGGAGAATTTTTCGATAATGGGACTTGTCACACTACATACAAATCTTGCGGCTAATATGGTATCGTTGGGATATAAACAACTTCCAAACCTTCGCATAGTTACGGAATCTCCCTCAGCTTCAGATCTGGACTTAAGATTCGATATAAAGGTGATTGGCATCCAGGGCGGGCAGGTTCTCGAATCCGGTTATATCGGCGCTTTTTTGTTCGAACTTAGAACGAGCTATCAAAATTTAACAAATACCGGAAGGGTGACAAATTCAGCAAAATTCTTTGAAACACTAATCCCGCATTTCTTTAAGCGGGATCCTTATTTCGTTGACTTTATTTCACTGCAAGCCGATCCGACTTTTTTGGATGATCCGGGAACAGGTTATTTACGAACGATCGGAACGGTTAATTTTTTCTATGGAAACCAGGGGGTCTAAAATGAAAAAACAAAAACAACCTGAAGCGATCCGGGATGATATTATAAAGGTTACGGCTTCAGAAAATTATAATCCATTGTCATGCTCGATCCGGCAATGGGTAACAAAAAAACAATCATTGGAATTTGATGCAGGCAAATCGATAACAGTAAACGAATCGACTTATAAAAAATTAAAAAAATTCAACTGGATAAATGAGGACTAATCATGGCTGATGAAATTTTAGGCGCAAAACAAAAAATCGGGCTTTACCTTCAGCCGAAAACTTCAAATCATTGGGATGCGAAGGCGGTTTTTTCGTCAAACTTTAATACATTATTGTTAAACTCCAAAACTTCAATCTTAAATCGGAATGTAGTTATTTCCGATCGTGATCCAATTTCGGCATCTTCTTTGTTGATGGAAAAAACACGAAGGGATGTTGATGTATATTCTCAGCTTAAAACATTACCCTTTGCCGGTGATGTGAGCTATAAGCAATTAGCTTTATTTCTTGCTTTAGCGGTTCAGGGTGTGACTGAAGCGGGTACAACACCTTTCGGAAAAATCTATTTACCGCCGTTTACAGGTGCATCGCCATTCGTGGATTTTACAAACAATGAGGGTTATTTAGCAAGTATCGGAGTCCAAAATTATGGATCCGGCACCGAAAACGATTCATTCATTCTATCAAATTCAATCATCGATACCTTAGAACTTACAATCGATTTGCTTCAGACCGGCGTTGCAAAATTCATGAAGATGAACGGGAATTTTATCGGTACTGATGTTGATGCAAACACCCAAGACAATGCCGGATTAACTGGAACATTTTCAAGTAAAATCACCGATGGATTTTTTAACCGTTCCGCAAATTCAATTCTTTCACTAAGCCTTTACAGTCCCGCGTCGGATGCGATTACATATACAGGATGTTTCAGGCGGGCAACTTTTAGGATTCAAAACAATACTATTTCGGACTGCATTTCATTGACACCCGAAAATTTAAAAGTTAAGCCGGTGTATAGTGCTATTATTGATATACCGTATTTGGCAGGTGTTACAACACAGATGAAGAAAAAATTTCATAATGGGGATTTCTTTGCTTTTGAAATTAAAACCGATGCAATTACGGCGGCGGATGAGGGATTTTTCGCTCTATATGTTGGAGATCATGACACTACATTTTATAATTTTCAGTTAACAGCCGAACCAGATTATTATGAGGGTGATTATGTAGCTCTTAGACTTCAGGGCGACATCCTGTACGATGATTCAAATCCGGCTGAAATTAATAATCCTTATAAGATATATTTGACCGACGCGATTGATTGGGCTTTATAAATTAAAATAGGACGGTTTTGTAAATGGGGTTTAAACTTCCACATCGAAATAATTATAATGAACCGGTAATCGTTGAGGACATCAAATTTTTTATTGATTACCCGACGCGGGAGCAAGAAGAAAAAATCGAATATCTTAAACACAGATTAGGCATTCGACAAGATCCACAAGGGTATCGGGACCGGCTGAAAGTGATTTACTCGAAAATTGAAGATGCGGCGGAACCAGAAAAAGAAATGTTAAAAGTTCAAATCCAAGATCTGGAATCAAAGATCAAATCCGATCCGGCATATTCGGATGAATTTGCACGGAACATGATTGATTTAAATAAACTCCGCCGGGAATCAATAAAATATTCAGTTAAAAGTTGGGAAAATTTTCTTGATACAGAGGATCAAGAAGTTAAATGCGTGTTAATTGAAAATGGATCCGGCACAGAGATTGAAGATAAATTATTTTGGTCTATTTTTCGGGATGAAACTTTTACCGCTGAAGTGTTCGAAGCAATAAATAATGAATTGAAATTTATCGATGTTGATAAAAAAAAATAGTAATCGGAAAATATTTATTTGATGAAGGTCTTATATACGGCTTTCCTGAAAGCTTTCCGATTAGAATTAATCATGTTTCCGGGAATACTTTTGAGATCAAAAACATTGATGAATTGATTGAATCGATCTGGAAGTCATGGCAAGATGCAACCGAAGAAATGGAAGATTCTAAAGTTAAAATCAAATTTAAAGATATACTTTGGAATTATGGCATATCCTCAGACACCTTTATAAAACCTATCCAACTGGTCGATATCAGGACCAGAAAAATTATCGAGAATTACGAATATGCGAAACTTGTACATAAAGAAATTTATAATAATCAAGTTTGGTTTGATGCTGTAAGCATATTACTTCAGATCGATTCAAGTAAATCAAATATGTTGAGGCTTTTTAATGTTTGATAAATATTTAAGGTACATAGTAACAGCCGATACGAGCAAGTCCGATAAAGATTTTGACCGAATGGATAAAAAAGCGGTTGGAATTGGCGATTCAATAAAAGCATCATGGAAACAACTTGCGGTCTTAGGGGCTTCAGTTGTCGGCGTCGGTGTTGCATTAAAAAAAGCTTTTGAGATCGGCGAAGAAGGTTCAAAGCTTCGACAGCTTGAAGAAAGCTTTACAAGAATTAATAAAGAAGTTTACAAAACACCGGGACTTTTAGATGATTTGTCACATGCGGCGCGGGGAACTATTTCACAAACGGATCTTATGCGCGGAGTCTTAACACTCACGGCGGGCGTATCTGAAAATTTAGCGCAGCAACTTGCAAAGGCATCCCCCCAATTGCTCGAAATTGCTAAAGCTTCAAATAAATTAAATCCGTTTTTGGGTGAAACGGCGTTTCTCTATGAGTCAATAACGACTGGTATCAAAAGGTCACAGCCCCTAATACTTGATAATCTTGGTATAGTTGTGAAGGTCGGTGATGCTAACAAAAAATATGCCGATTCGTTAAATAAAACCGTTGAGGAACTTTCGGCTGAAGAAAAAGCATTATCATTATTGTATGCAACACTTGAAACAGGTCAAACTCTTATAAAGCAGGCGGGCGGGAATGTTGACGCGCTTACAGACTCATACGCAAGATCACGAGTTAAAGTTTCAGAAATGCGGGAAGAACTTCTTAAGACCTTGAGTGTTCCCATTTCAGGTTTTTTTGACGGACTTACTGAATATTTACATCGAAACCTAAAAGAATGGGAGGCATTCGACAAATTCTTAAAAGATACAAATGAAGATCTTGAAATATTTTTAGGACTCCGAAAGGAACAAACCAACTGGAACGCAGGTCCGCAAATGATGAACCTTGACATGCCCGGTTACGGCGTTGGTTTCCAGCCGCCCAAGGTCGATCCAAAAACGATAAAATTAATTGATGATATTGAAAAAAAGATTACAGATTTAAGGGAAAAATATCAAGCCGCCGGGACTGAAAAAGAACTTGAAGTTTTAGGCGCGCAAATAATTAAGGCTGAAGCGGAATTGAAGCGACTTCAAAAATTTGCAGAAATTAAAATAAAGATTGTTCCCGATACTATTGAATTTGAATCCCTGGAAGATGTAATAAATAAAATGCAAGAAGATATTGAAAGTTCTTTCGTTGATGATTTACAAAATAAACTTTCCGCACAAAGTGATTATGTTTCATTGATTAAGGAAATGGAAATTGTTAAAATCAAAGATGTCTATGAACGTGAAATCGCTTCAGCGAATCAAAAGGCGGATGAACTAAGATCGATCTATGATCAATATTTACAAGATAATTTTATAACAGCTATTGATCACGAAGAAGCCTTAAAAGCAATTAAGCTAATTAACTCTACAGAAATTTCAGAAATTCAAAAGGAAAAAAATACCGAAGTTCAAAAACATGCCATTGATCTATGGGAAACATCTGTAAAGTCATTTGCTTCAGTGTTAAATAAAAATGTCGGCGGATTTTGGGAACAATGGTTCGGTGAAGCTAATTCCTTACTTGAACAGTTCGCGAAGGCTTTTAGTGAATCTTTAATACAACAAGGTGCGGGAAAGATTGCGGGTGCGGGGCTTTCGTTTTTAACCGGTGGTTTAAATGATGTTGGTTTTGGATTGCTCGATGCGATTACAAGCTTATTTAAGACTTCAACTAATCAGACAAGTCCAGGGGGCGGATTGCAAAAACAAGCCATATATTTACAGGTCGATAAACAAACAATCATGGAATATGTAATTGAACCGGCTTTACCGGGTGCAATTTCGAAATTAAAAGAATCCAGGGCACTTAATTAAATGTTAACCTTTGCACAAACTCCCGGCAATTCAAATCAGGCTGTTTATGTTATTAGAATGAAGCTTGATACTTCGACTGTATATGTTTCGACAAAGGAATTAAGTTTTCTTTCCGAAAATCTTTTATTAAAAAATTCCTTTCGGCGGGTGTTGAAATCATTGAACCTGGAAACCGGGGGGACTATAGGTTTTTATTCAAACATTCAGTTTTCATTTATAAATCATTCCGACAATTCGGTTTTCTCAGCTTTCATGAATGCTATATTTCCGGCAACTGATATTATTCTATTTAATCGGCTTCTTGATATCGGCTTTTGCTGGAACGATGCAACAAGTGTAAATGATATCACTTGGTTTCAGGGTTATTTCATAAAAAATTATTCAATCAATTCGGCGATCAATATTCAATGTATTGAACGACCTGTTCTTGATTTGAAATTAATTCCAAGGAATAAGCTTCAGCATACAATTGAAGATTATTTATCTTATTTCCCGGATTCGCGGGAATTTAAAATCGGCGAAATATTGCCGCTTACTTATGGGCGTTTCACTTTTGATACGCTTACAACATACAATCATCAATTTCCGCAATCTTCACCGCTTGCGCCGATATTGGAGATTAAATATCGAGTGTTTGACTATTTCGTTTCCGAAGATCAAATTCATACATTTTTATATCTCGACCGGCGGGCGCGTCAATCGACCGATTCATCAATTCCGACCGGGAACACAGATTCAGATATTTATTATTATGACGACGTGTTTGGACTTTATCAGCCTGCATATTTATTTAATACGTCAACGGACGCGGTGTTATCTGATGGGATCCAAGAGGATAATTTTGCTCATTTTCTTCTTTCGGCACCGATTCGATCAAACTATGTTTTATATACTGATCCGGCTTTTTGGTTTACGGCTTATGACGATGATGATTCAGGAATAACATTTAATCTTAATGATATTTCAAATATGGACGAATCGAAATATGTTGATCTTGCGACCGGCGCAAATATGCGTTTAAAATTTGTTAAAGATTCTTATGATTCATTTAAGCATTTGACTGAATATAATTCAAATACAAAAACCTGGTTTATGTTGTATGTTGAAAATCTCGACGAGGACGGGATAGGTGCAGACCTTCATTTTATTCGCGGTGGACTTGATTATAATATTTCTACTTGGGCAATTGCAGCTGGAACAAAACAGGTCATTTATTTACATATCCCTCAAACGATCGGAGCTGGTCCGACGTTTGATCTTGCGGATTCATGGGACGCGCTGTTAAACGGAATATTTTATATCGACAATGTAACAAGTTCCGGCACTCCCTCACTTCGTATTTATTCCGCCTGGATGATTGTTTCAAAAATTGAAATGAAAAATGCGGTACGTGGAAAGATTCAAATTTCATCTTCAATAAGAAACTCAGGTGAACGTCCAGGGCGGGCGGCTAAAGTTCTTGACCGTCCAGATTTATCGGCGGATGATCAGCAATTTTTTATAGGTCTTATTGGACGAAAATTTCGTTCATGGATTGACCGGGCTTCAAATTCGCTTGCCGTAACAGATGTGATTGAACATCCGGTTTATTTGATTGAAAGTTTATTGAGGGATGAAATTCACACGGAAAAAAATCTTATCGTTTCCTCAGTTACGGCGGATGATCCAGAAACAATTTTAGAAATCGAATCTTTAGCAATTAATCAAGCTGATTATTATAACGGAGCATATTTTTATCATTTAAATTCGGGCGTTTACTACCTTGTTAATGATTATGACAATACAACTAATTTACTTACAATCGCTAATCCCTCACAGGACATAATAACGGCGGGGGATTTGGGGTTTTTGTTTAACGTTGATATTAATCTCGATGCTGAAAATTTTGACGATGTTGCAATTAATTTCCGACCGGATTGGATTGTAAGGCGGCATTTTGGCACTGAAGAAAGTTCAGATGATATTTTAGAATCGTTGGCTTTCGATCTGTTTTGTCTGCTCGATAGAAATTCAATGACATCATACAGATTGAAACCGATTGAGAAAAAAAATCTTGCTGATGCAATTTTTAACAATCCGCTCAAGGCGGATGGGGATGCAATGATCAAAGTTAACTTTACAGATCCAAGCTTTTTGAATAATCGATTCGAACTTGATTATAATTTTGATTATGCAACAAATACATATAAGTCCAGATTCACGATCGATAAAAATAATTGTTCAGATGCGGCGATGGATGCGGAATATAAAACGCTTTGTAAAAATGTTGAAGAAAAATACAGGGTGAAAGATAATCCCTGGATTGGTTCATCTAAAAATCATTACGATGCATCAACCGTCCGGGAATTAATGAAATTAATAATACGCTGGAAAACATTCATTCACGGTCTTATTGAATATCACGGAGATTTAGAAACACACGGAAAGTATGCCGTCGGTGATCAAGTTAAGATTGACTATAAGGTTAAAGTTCCAACTAAGATTAATAAATATGCATCATTTATAATTACACATCGTGAAGATTATGACATTAATAGTGTTCCGAAAATTCGGTTTGAAATGATACAAACAATTAATAAAGATGGAATTGCTGATAATGCTTTAATGGATCGGGACGGTAATTTCCTAAAAGATCGAGATAATAACTATATTTATGCACGTTGGACATCATAAATTTTTGAGGCGTTAAAATGAAGAAAATTTTATTTATAATCATTTCCTTTTTGTTTTTTTTGAAAGTCAATGGACAGCCTTTTGCCGGGGATCCGACTCAATACGATTCTTTAACTGTTCTTGGGGTCGGGAAGATATATTTTATAGTTGACAATTGGGAAGATTACCCGGACTCGATTACTACTAATTCGATATCGTTGTGGAGATTGTACAATTTAATGACTAATAATTCATGGGAATGGATTGCGGCTCAAACATTTAACGGAAAAGTATCAATTGAAGATTCGTTAACAATACCGGTATTTGCTTCAGCACAGGCACCCGACAACACACTGGAAGGTAGACTTTATATTTCTGAAGCAGACTCAAGCTTAAGGTTTCAGTTCAACATTGGCGGGGTTTCGGTCGAACGAGTTTTGACACCGGCGGCGGGGGGGTTTGCTGAAATAGATCAATCGGCGAATTACGTTTGGACCGGAAATCATAATTTTGACGGTGCAACCGATTTCGATGGAGCAAATGATTTTTCCGGGGGGGATGTAAAATTGCCAATCGAATCGACGGCGGCAACTGGAAGTTTCATGGATCTTGAATATCAAATTTATGTTGCAAATGATGTCAATAAAATATTAGTCAAACGTCGTGAAGAAATTGAACCGGAAGTTTTTCTTTCATATAATGATTGGATCCCTTTTGTTTCTGATCTTGATAGTTTGGTTGTAAGCTTGGATTCAAATCAAACGGTCGGCGGAGATAAAGATTTTACCGGAACAACTACATTTACCGGAAATATAAATGTCAATGGAACCAATAATGATTATGTCGGATATAATGATTTTTCGAATGCGGATGAACTTGTTATTCCCGAAACCGGAACCACACCGACAGGCAGTTTTTCAGATACGGAGCATTCAATTGTCTATGATAATTCGACTGAAAAAATCAGCTTCAAAAATTATTTTCCTTCAGGCTTATCGACTTTGGACGAAGTGACAATTCGCCGCACAGACAATGAGAATCGCACCGATACAATAACCGCAACTATTGATATAGGTACAGGCTTTAATAAATTTTATATCGATAAATCGGCAGGCGGGACCGACACGATCACGGTACAAAACACTTATGATGAATATCTTTCAAATGCTTATTCAAAAGATTTTGATGTTTATGTTATGGGATCCGGTTCAACCGGGTTAATTGATTTTCAATATTCCGGTAATACTGAAAAATTTACATTTTGGATTGATACGGCATTTACAAATTATTTCGATGATCAATTAGAAATTTTCGAATTGTCCTTTCTCGATACGACATCAATGTTTATTAAACACAATGGATCGGTTACAAATTATATCATTGCGCCTGAAGGTCATTTAACGGATGGAACCGGAACGGCGGGAGATCCGTATCAGGTTTGGAACGCGGCGGATTTAGATTCGATTAGAAACATAACTGTTTTTCCATATAATTTTAATACAACTACAGCGAATCAGCTACATTTTAAGCAAATGACTGATATTGATTTGAGTAGTTACTCGGTCTGGGCTCCGATTGGAGTCGATACTGGAACTGTCGAGGCTCCGGCTGGATCGATTGTCGGCATTTGGGGAAATCATTATGATGGGAATGGGTATACTATAAGGAATATAACTCTAAAGCCTTATACCGTAAATGGAGTTCCCCTCTTTTTTGCAGGATTATTTGGTCGAGTTGGACGCACTACCTATCCGACTGATATGTTTGAAAATATTACTCTAGAGAATGTTACGATTGAGAATTATGGGGTTTCTATCGTCGGTAATTCTTCAACACTTGGAGCAAGCGGATTATGTGCAGGGGCTTTAGTTGCTGAAACGAATTATAATGTTTACAACACAAGCGATTCAACGGGATTCACAAATATTGTCGTTAACAATCTCAGTATAGATCTAACAGCAAGCGGGACTTTCCCATCCTTTGGGGTTATAATTGGCGGGGTTTCGGGCGGGCAAATGGGCGTAACAGGAAGTTATACACACATTTACAAACAATGTAGAGTCGAGGGAACTATCACAACTCATGTAAGCGGCGTATCAAGTCCGATTTCTCAAGCCGCCGGCGGAATTGCTGGTAACGCATGGGCGGGATTTTATGAATGTTCTTTTGATGGAGATATGATTTCAGACGGTATAATAAATGGAGGTATTGCAGGGGTGATTGAATCCGCTTCAGGATCACTTGCCGGTGATATGGTTAATTGTTATGTTAGAATTGGAAGGATGATAACGGCTGATCTTACAAACGCAAAACAAGGCGGTTTGATGGGTTATCAAAGATTTGTTAATACAGATGATAATTTCGACTATTCTTATGCTGTTGTGGATTCTATGAGTACATTTACTATAACTAATAATGACGGTTTAATATTGGGTATATCAAGTACGGGCGCAAATATTGTGACTTATGCTTTAGCGGATTCTCAGGCGTCGGCAACGATTAAGTATGCTTCAGGGAATCCAGTAAGTCAAGATTTCACCGGTTCACTTCAAACAACTTCAAACATGAAAAATGAAGGTCTTTTGTCGGGATGGGGTTTTGATTTTACAAATGTTTGGGGAATAAGTGTTGGGAAAAATGACGGATATCCTTACTTGCTTTGGGAGGATGGAGAATAATTTCAAAATAATTAACCAATGATACTGTTATGAAAAAGAGATTTAACATTGATTAAACATTGTCCGAAAATCAAATCCTTGATAAATTATTTGAAAGGGTGAAATGTGGATCTTAACATTTGGGAGATTACAACGGTACTTATAATACCTTTGTTAGTTTATATTTGGTTTGAGAATCGCCGAGAGGTGAAAAGTATGGACAAAAAATTTTCAACACATATCGATCAAATGAATAAATATGAAAGGGGCGTCGATGATAAAGTTGATAAATTGTCTGAAGAAATACGAAATTCGAAAAGTGATTATATAGAACGAATTGCAAATCTGAAAGAACAAATAAATGATAAGTTTGAAGTTGTAAACAATAGTGTAAAAGCTTTGGGGCGTGAATTATCGGATTCACAAAAAAATTACATCGAGCGGTTCGGCGCATTAAAAGATCAGATAAACGAAAAATTTATTACTGTAAATAGTTCAATAAATGAAATTGGGAAAGATGTAAAAGCTATAGTTATACTTATAGAAAATGAAAAAAAAATAATAATTTCTAAAAAGGATTAATTATGAGATCAATCTTAATGTTATTGTTTATTGTTTTATTTATTTCATGCCAAGATGCACCGGTTAACGACTCAGGAAATAATAATGATTCTTTAGATGTTTTTTACTCAATAAAGATCGATTCAATCAATCTGTTTTGGGAAAAGCAATTGCAAAATTTGAACAATTATTATAACAATGAAATTGACTCGATGGAGTCCAAGAACAAAAATCTTAATGAATTCTATGATAATAAAATCACAGACCTTATTAAAGATTTTGAAAATCATAAAGGTGCCGCCCTGGATTCGCTCGAAAATGTTCATCGGTTTTCAATAGATTCGTTGAAGCTTGCATATAATAATATAATTAGTTCGTTGACCTTAACGGCTAATCAGCTTACAATCAGGATTGATGAATTGCTATTAAAAGCTGAAGATTTGCGCGACTCTTTAGATCTTGCAAGATCAAATCGAATCGATACTGTTGAAGTTTTCAGGGATCCTGTATTTGACTTAATTGAAATCGTCCCGGTTTCGGTTAAGGTTGATACTGTTGCGGCTGGAACGGAATTAAATTTGATTGATAATATCCCGATGCTAAGTTTGGAAAATAAGGGTACGCGTTGGGCGGTTCCTGGATATCCGCATCAAGCTATTTTCGGATTTGGGGAAGTAAAAAAAATTGACTTTATTGAGATCAATACTTATGCCTGGTATGATAATTTTACTCATAGTTTTAAGGTGTTTAATTTCAGTGATTTAATTTTAGAAGATTCGACGCGGTCGGAGTTGTATAGTAGACATGAAATTAATTTTATCGGATCGGCTCTTTATTTGGAAGTGACCGGCGGTAAAAATTCTTGGTCCGATATCGGCGAAGTCAAATTTTATGAAAAAGTTTTGAAAATAGATTAGAAACTTTTTTCCCTCACTAAAAAAAGGATTCAAAATGAACGTTAAATCTTTAGTTGCGGGCGTCATTGCCCTGGTAATTGCATTTCTTTTCGGGTTTGTAATAAACGATCCGGGAACTTCAGAGCTTGTAATTGGATTACTTGCAACCGTTGGCGGGTTTTTCGGCATAACTAATTTTAGAAGTACATTTGATAGTTATGCAGAAATGTTTAAAACAAAGACAATGGCAGGGGCTTTGATTGTAGCGGTCCCGATGTTGGGATATTTTATCATAACAATATTTGGAATTGAAGTGAGCGAATCGATTATGAAGTTCTTGGAATATATCATCCAGATCGGCGGGGGATGGCTCGTATTGGGTGCATCGCATGCACTTGCTAAAAAAGAAGCCAAAACGCTTTAATGAATAAAGATCTTATCTATTCTTTAATAATTGTTTTTATGTTTGTTTTCGGTGTGTTTTTGGGGTATCGCTGGAAGGTTTCGACAATAGAAATAATTTTTCCGGAACCTGGAAAAACGACTGTAACTTTTCAACATCAAATCCCAATTTTTGAAGTAGCGCGGCATGAAGTCCCATTATTACAATTGGATTCGAATTCATTGGGAAATGAAATTCAAATTTATGCTGATTCGCTGGTATACAAATCTGATTCACTTTCGTACAAAGCGAAGGCAAAAATAAAAGTAAATGTCATTGAGAAAATTTCAGATTGGGATTGGGAAATAGAAGTTAAGCCGCTATTCAAAACAGTTACAGACTCAATAACTATACAGGTACCTAAGATAATTTATCCGGCTTTTTATGAAAACGAATGGTTTTGGAGATTTCTTATTTTATCACTAACAACTTTAGCGGGGTTTTTTCTATGGATAATTTGAGAAAATTATTAAAGCTTCATGTAAAATGGTTTACTGAAAAGGAAATTTTACGCGGGGAAAAGATCCCGTATGATTTAATTGAAAACATTATTCCAACGATCATTTATGTTGATTACATGCGTGATTCTTTGGGCTTTTCAATTACAATTTCGTCGGCTTATAGAAGCTTGGACCATCAAAAAATGGTTTATAATGATATCAACAAAAAACGAAGGCGGGAAGGTTTACCGGAAATACCGGTTCCGCTTCATTCTTTGCATATTGCTTTTAATGCTTTGGATCTTAGACCGACGGATTGGGACATTTCAAAACTCCGAGAAATGCATCAATTCACAAAACAGCCTTTCGCATTTAGATTTAATAAACTTAATTTTTATTCCACAGACATATTATCAACCGAATTAAGAGATATTGATATGGGCTTTGGTTATTACTCTAATTTCTTACATGTTGATTCAAGGGGTGTTTTGGGTAGAGCGGCTCCAAAGTCATGGGGTGTAATATTAATATAACCTTGCTTTTTTAAGGTTCGGGATTTATATTGATTTAGCTGTTTTTTTAGCCTTTTCATTTTGCATTCCTTGAGCCTTTCGGACTCGCCCCCTGAAAGGCTTTTTTTATTATGGATGATAAAAACACACGAAAACTTATTAAGTTATACCGCCGCACAAAAAGCCAAAAAGCTTTATCAGTTTTAATGATCAACTATGACCGCGCACTAAAAAAAGCATGTCAAAGGAAATCTATCATTGAATTCGATGAACGTTATTCAATAGCACAGGATTTTTTACTTGAGGCGATTAAAAAAGAATTCGACATGCGCCGCAAAAACAAATTTTTAACATACCTTTTGAGATTTATTCCATTAAGAATTATTGATGAAGAAAGAAAAAGATACCGGCGTATTGAACTGCCTTCAGCCGATCCGGGAGATCCGGGGGATGGAATTGAACAAATCGAACTTAATGAAGCCTTGATATCAGCGATTAAAAAACTTCCTCATGATCAGAAAGTGATTTCGGGATGTTTGTTTTATGGAATGTCTCAGGCGGATATTGTGAATCAAACCGGGTATTCACCGGCTCATATTTCTAAAATTTTCAAGACCGCAAAAGAAAAACTTAAAAAAGGTTTGATTGAACACAAATAAAAACGGTGCCTTGTTAGGGCACCGAATTATTATTTTTAACAAATAATAAGTTTGAGGTCATGCGAATATAACACAACCCATCTTATTATCAAAGAATTTAATTTCGGTAGTTTCTACCTGTAATTTTTACCGGGGCATGTAGATCTTACCGTTGATTTAAATCACTTCCTCTTTTCATAGTTTGCAATGCGGGATATAATCAAACTTTCCGGGTTTTGGCACGTGGATTGAACAATATAAAGCATAACAATAAGGAAACACACAATGATAAAATTTAACATGGATTGCAATAAGTCACATTATAATTATAAGAACGAAAAAGCAATTGAATATGTAAATGTATTTGTTGCAAATAATAATGGTTGTTTCACAAGATCGGAAGCTGAAAAGTTTGTTGCTGATAATAATCGATTTTCAACCATTAAAAACCATGTAGTATTTATTTATAAAACAAATTAAAAAGGATATCCAAAATGAATTATAAGAATATTACCCATATTTACACCGCAAAGGGCAAGAAGTACGCCAATACGGTTGAAAGAATTAACCAGCACGGATCGCGGTATTATTGCACTTTTGATATTACCGGTAAAGATTGGAAAGAAGGGGATCAAGTTCCTGATTCGGAATTTGAAAGCCTTCGATTAATAGCATCGACCGAAAGTCCTTATAAAAAACCCCTAAAATCATTTAAAAAAAGAGTAATGAAATGAAAATTAAACTTCAGGCGGATAAAAGAAATCACGGTTTCGCGTCGATCAGTAACCCGGATGTTAAAATAACTTTTAACACAAAATCGGATGCTATCGAATTTTTGAAATCAGAAATATATCCCGGAATTTGGGCTGTTTTTATCCGGGGTGATTATTTTTCAAACGGTGCAGATTTTTTATTAAATAAAGGAATAAGAAAATGAAAACTTTTTTAGTCTATTCGTTATATGTTTTCATGCTGGTCATTGTAATTCTAGTAATTTTAAGCAAGGTTTTATAAATCAATCCCTCAGGATTAATTCCGGGAGATATTTTTTTGTTTCTCAGTAAATCAGGCGCTTTCAATTCATATATTTTTATTAGCGCAAATAAAGCAGATTTAAGAGATCTCGACACTCAACGAGCTATTATATGCCTGAAGATGATCGGCTCTTAAAACGCCTTATTTTGCGTGATTTTAATTTATAGTGAATATATGTACACTAACAAATAAAAAGACAATGACTATAAATAATAAAACAGTTGCTATTTTATATTTATTGTAATATATTCTTTCATCATCTTAAACAAAAAGAGGGGAAAAATGCTTAATCAAATTAATCATATCAAAACATATTCAATCGGTGATCGCGGGAAAAATTCAAAAATTATCACAATCCCGAAAATCTGGATTGAAGCAACCGGGGCGAAAATTGTTGATGTCCACCGGCTGGAACTCGACGGAAAAGATGTTCTTGTAATTGTTTCACGTGAAACATTACAGAAAAACAATTGAATTCAAACAAAAAATAAGGAATAATGAAAATGGCTAAACAAAAAAGTGAACCGAAAGTTTCAAAACGTCCTCTTAATGACATCCTGAAAGATTTCATTATGTTAGAAGAAACGGCGGACCCGGAAACCGGCGAATTGAATGCAGAACTTTGCGAAAAACTTTCACAGGAATTATCAGACAAATCAGACGCGATTGGTTATTATATTTTACTGAAACAAAAAGAAATCGAAGCTACAAAAATAATGGCTGATTCCTACAAGCTGAAGGCACAAAGCAAACAAAAGAAACTTGATAACTACAAAAAATTTATATCAAGGGCTGTGCGGCAATTTGGAGAAATTGAGATTTCAGGGGAAAATGAAAACAAATGGTTCCGGGGAGGTGTTATTGGACTTAAGGACATTTCCGGCGATGATATAGAAATAATCGAACCTGAAAAAATTCCAGATCCTTATCTTGAATTCGTAACAACACTTTCAAATGATGAAAAGAAAATTGTTCAAAGCGCATTTCCAAAATTGCTAATCAACTTTAAGCCAAAACCAGCAAATTCATTGATCAAAGAAGCAGTTTTAATCAAAAAGAAAAAAATTCCCGGTGTTGAAAAGGTGTTTCGTGAAAAAATAACAGTTACCGGGTTAACAAAAATCAATGAAGAAAAAATAATTATTCAATAAAAAAAAAGGTGTTCAAATGACAGGAACAAATATTTATGAACGTAATATCACAAAACTACTTTTTGTAGATACCGAAACCACGGACCGACTTTCAAATAATTTTGAAGAAAAAAGAAATCCGGGAGTAATTCAAATTTCCGGCGAAATTGTTATTATGGAAAATGTACAGGGAGAACATGATCCGACTTTCTTAAAAGAAAACGAGTCATATTTTACAGATCGATTTGGGAAAATTTTTCTCATTAAAAATATGGAAAGCTTTGATTACCGGCTTAATGTATTTGGAAATGATACGATATCTGAAAAGGCGCTGGAAGTAAATGAGATCACACTTGAACAAATTAAAAGCTTTCCGAATCCGCGAACTGTGTATACAGAAATAATAAATATGTTTTCTAAATACGTGAACAAATTTGATCGTATGGATAAGTTTCAGCTTGTTGCGTACAATGCACAATTTGACGATGCTATTTTGCGGGAGTTTTTTAGAAAAAACAATGATTCTTATTATGTATCGTGGATCTCGTTTCCACCCTTGGATGTCGTTCAGCAAGCTATAATGAAATTTTTCCACACCCGGAACCGGCTTCAGGATTTTAAACAAGCTACAATCGCGAAGGTCTTAGATATTAAGATCGATGGAATGCTTCACGATGCAAAGTTTGATATTGAGTTATGTAAAAAAATATTTTTCAAACTGTTATAATTAATTCGTGTGTTTATTTTTAAATTTGGAAAATATACTTAAAAGTTATATGTTTGAATATCATTTCAAAGGGGCGAAAAAATGAAAAATGAAACTGCGATCTCAACGATCGACAAAGAAAACACATCTACACCTTTACCAGAAAAAGCCAAAACTATCGAACCACAAAACGGACAATCTTTAATTGATGTTCGATATCAAAAAGCTTCACTTCTTAGAATTAAGCCGGCTGAAGATAAAATATTATCTGAACCGGTGGACCCTGATACAATGACAATCCGACCGGATGGCATTGTTTATTTTCCTCAAGTGTTTGTGAGGAACTTACTTAATAAAGCTTTTGGGCGCGGTCAATGGGCTTTGATTGAACATAATACAATCAAAGACGAAACACACCGGAAAGCATACTTAGAGGGATCTTTATACATCCGGGGTTTTTTTGTTTCCAAGGCAATCGGTGAAGCAAGTTTTTTTTCAAAAAAAGCAAACGGCGCGCCAAATTTTAACTTTTCATGGGCTACAGTTCACGAATCTATGAAATCGGATTGCATTGTAAGATGCTGTAAGGATCTTGGAATCGGGAAAGAGGCATGGGATCCGAAATATGTTGAAAAATGGAAAAATGAATATGCTGTCAAAGTGTGGAGAACTTCGACCGGTACACATTGGAAAGATGGAAAGGAAGTTAAAGGCTCTTATGTTTGGCGGCTGAAAACATCGAATTCTTTTTACGATGAAATTGAGGCTCCCGATGTTGTTTATGATGATCCGGGATCCGTGGAACAAAAAACAGAAACGGAAACCAAAACAAAAACCACTACAGAAAACACAATGACCATTAAGGAATTGCGGGAGACTGCTCACGATTTATTAGATCCATACTGGAAATCGAAAGATGCAAAAATAACACGTGATCAATGCTATATCTACATACAAGAAATGATGAACTTGAAAGAACCGGACGCGCATATTTCGAAAATGCAAAAGAGTCAACTTGAAAAATTTATAAGAATAATCAAGAAAAATCCGCCGCAACCTTGGATTGATTATGACAAGATTCTTTCTTCAGCGAAAACACATGAGGCGCTTCTAGGAATATGGACTAGAATTCCAAGTCTTAGGAAAAAAACCTTTTGGAACACAAAAGAAAAAATCAAAGCTGAAATTCAGAAAGCAAAAAAACCGGGTGAAAAGCTATCTTTCGATAATCCTTTCGATTTGGCAGATCACATAAAAAACCTAACAGCCTTGGAAATAAACAATTTTCTCGAAGATTATAAAACAATAATCGATGAATTTGGCGGTCCTGAAAATCCATTAATTAAACAATCAATTGACAGTGTTTTAGAGGGTGTTAAATGAAAGCTTATTACGCAATAATTCCGGCAAATGTTCGATATTCAAATGTTAATGAAGGTGCTAAACTTCTTTACGGTGAAATTACAGCACTATGTAATGAGTTGGGGTATTGTTATGCTTCAAATGCGTACTTTGCGAAACTCTACAAGCTTGACAGAAGAACAATCAGACGGTGGATTAATCAGCTAATTGATCAGGGGTTTATTAGGTCTGAAGTTTCCAAAAGAAATACAAGAAAAATTTATATCGATGATGGAAAAAACTCAGGGGGGGGTAGGACAAAAATGTCCCAGGGGGTAGGACAAAAATGTCCTAGGGGGATGGACAAAAATGTCCTACCCTATAATAAGAATATTACAATTAATAATACAGTATATATACACGTTTTCAATTTTTGGAATTCTAAAAAAATAATCGTTCATAGAATCATTTCATATTATCTTGAAAAGATTATTGATGAAAGCTTGAGAAATTACTCATTAGAGGAAATCGAAACATCAATAAACAACTATTCTAAAATCCTGAATTCGGATAAGCATTATTACAGCTATAAAAAAACACTTGCGGATTTTCTTACAAAAGATGTTGATACATTCCTGGATTGGAAACTATGTAATAAGAACTTTTCCACAACCGGAATAATTAATCCGGAAAAAATGCCGGAACCGGATGTTATTGAATATTGCGTTAAGCATCATATTTTTATTTCAATTCGAAACGGACATATTAATGGAGTTTCAAAACAATTTACAGAACATTTCAACTTACCGGCGGAAAAAATTGAAGGTAAAATTTATTATAAAATGAAAAAGGCGGGCTAAAATGAAAATCAATGAATATGATAAGTACAGGGCTAAATCCCTGCAATGGTTTAAAAAAAAGGCATGGGATAATTTTTCTGTATTTGTACGTTTAAGGGATACGGACGCTGAAGGGTACGGAAAATGTTGTACATGCGGCAAATATATATATTTTCTGAAAGGTGATGCGGGGCACTACATCGGGCGGGAAGATTTACTTATTGATGAAATAAATGTTAACCTTCAATGTAAGCGATGTAATAGATTCAAAGAAGGTTTCAAGGTGAAGTACAAAGAATTTTTGATAAAAAAGCACGGTGAAAGTGTTATTGATTTGCTGGAAAGCAGAAAAAGAAGCGGACATAAAAAAGATCTTTTTACCTGGTGGACAATCATCATCCATTATCAAGATGAAGCTGAAAAACTATTTAAGGGAAAAAACTTCACATAAAAAATGAAATGGAGTTGAAGCTTATGAAAGCGAAAAAATGTAGTTGCGGAAAAGCGATAATATTTTGCAAATCAGAAAAATCAAACATCCCGGTTACAATTGACTTTATGAATGCTGAAGATTGGGAAAAGTTTAATCATGGACAAATCATCACATTTGATAAAAATAGGATGTTAAATCATTTTGCAGATTGTCCAGACAGAAACAAATATAGAAAACCAAAACCACAAACAAAAAAAAGGAAAAAATAATCATGGAATTGATTAAAATATCTCAACTCGTTTATTCAAAAACAAATCCGCGAACAATTTTTGATCCGGTGCAGGACAAAGAACTAGATCAATCAATTAAGGAAAATGGGGTAATTGTTCCTTTGGTTGTACGTGATCATTTACTCAAAGGCAAATATGAAATAATAGCAGGTGAACGGCGCGTCCGGTCCTGCAAAAGGCTGAAGATCGAAGAAGTGCCCTGCAATATACGTGATCTTAACGACCAGCAAGTCTTAGAAATACAGCTTATCGAAAACATCAATCGAGATAATTTGCATCCGCTTGATGAAGCCGCCGGATTTGCGAATCTCAGGGAACATATCGACCTTGAAGATATTTCGAAAAAAACCGGAAAATCATTGGCGTACATCAAAAAGCGGCTGAAGTTAATTGATCTGTCCCTTGAATTCAAAGAAAGCTTTAAGAATAATTTCATTGCAATTGAACATGCCTTATTGATTTCAAGGTGTTCAGTTGAAGATCAAAAAGAGTTATTCGTATACATGGGATGTGAAAAACAGCGAACGCCGCGAACTTCAGATTCGATACAAAATTATATCGATCAATTTATCATTCGTGATTTAAATCGGGCACCCTTTTCCCTGAAAACAATAATCACAGATAATGCACCGGCTTGCGTAGATTGCCCGAAAAGATCAGGATCCGATCTTGAATTGTTTGATGATATAAAATCAAAAAACACATGCCTGGACCGGAAATGTTTTCAAGACAAGATTGATGAAACTATACGGCTGAAAAAAGACAAATGGCTTAAAAAGGGTATTGAAATACTGGAAGTTTCCGGGGATTCGTGGTTAACAGATAAGGAAAAAAAAGAAAACGGCGATTTGTTAGCAAGTAATGAATATTTAATCGTGAAAGCAAATGATCCAGATGCAATAAATCCGAAAAAAGCAATTATTCGGCACGGTAAAGACATTGGAAAGGTTGTAACTATTTGCCTGAATAAAGATTATGGTACCGGAAAAGTTAATGATCAAAAGGAACTTGAAAAAAAACGGAAAAGTCAAAAAAAAATGAAAAGGCGAAACAAAGTAAATAACATCATTCTCGATGAAATTTCAAATATAGTAAATGACTATGCTGATAAGAATGATATTGGTTTGTACGAAATGATACACTTAGTCAAATATACATTTTCCAGACTCGAATCAATTTACCGATCGATTTTATTTAAGCGGCATAATTGGGAAATTGAACTATCGGGCGAATATCAATACAAAGATTATGACAAATCATTTTTCAATATTATTGACGCGGTAAACACAACTTCAGACAGAGAAAAAACATTCATGGAACTTTTTTCACTTTTGATTGAAATGTCCTTGATCGGAAAGGTTCATTCGGCAAGGGAAAATGACATTGACAATTTAAATTTCAGGACAATAGCTTATGAAATTTATGGGATAGATACGACCTTGATTGAAAAGGAACTTGATAACACAGAAAAAGAAGATGTGAGCTAGATCACTAAAGTTATTTTTTGATGTACCGACTATAAAAGAAAAAAGGAAATGCAATGAAAAATGAATTTTATTATCTGATTTACGGTGAAGATAATCATCCCTTTGTTGATTTATTTGGAACTTCAAACCAAGCGAAAAAGTTCGCAAAGGAAACCGGGATCGTTTTTTTTGAAGTTATTACCGAACAGGAATTCAGGGATATGAAGATAACCGAATTTGAACCCGGATTAAACACAAAATAAAAACGAAGCAAAATAAGCCGTTTTAAGGGACGATCGTTTCCAGACGTGTAATATGTCAACCCATATCGAGATCTCTTAAAACCGGCTTAGTTCCGTTAAGGCTATTATGAAAAATGCACTCAATCCGGTTATTGAAAAACATGGAAATTTTACACAACTTGTACATGTGATCTTTATCACAGGATATAAATAACTTTTTCTTGATCATAAAGTTACGGTTACGTATATTACCAGGGAAAGGAAAAAATTATGAACTTAAGAAAAATACGGTATGGGCTTGAACTCAGTCAATCTGAATTGGCTGAATTGATACATGTACGCAAAGCGACAATTTCCGATATCGAAAACGGTAAAACAAAACCTTCCCCGCTTGTATTATTTATCATACAACTAATCGAATCAAAGATTTTAACTATTGACATTCTCAAAAGATTCAAAGGAAAGCAAAATGAAAACAGTTAAAAGTAACTCAATGCCGCCGCCTTATATTCCGACACTGGCACAAATTCACGATCAAATCAGGTGTGAATTATTACAAAAGCTAAACGGCGAAGTCATACCGCCAAAGAAAAAAATAAAGATTTCTATAAAAGATCAACTTGACTTATTGATTCTTTGTATTAAATCGGACGAAAGAGCCAAAGCTATTATTTTAAGGGAACTCAGGCGAAAATTAAATTAACTAACAAGCGGGGCGAATATGAAATATCTTAATGTATCAAACATCAAAAAAACTGCAAAGCAAAATGACAAAAGAGTATCAAAGGCTTTCTTGTTGCACCTGGATGCACATATCGAGTCTATTTTAATCAAAGCTTGCAAAGTGCATAACGGCGGGCGTAAAACCTTAAACCCGGAATTACTACCTTTCATAGGAATCAAAGACGGGGGACTAAATGGAAAGGTGTAGTATTTGCCATCGACCATTAACGGATCCGGTTTCTATCCAGCGCGGCATCGGACCAATTTGTTTTGGAAGAAATAAAACCGATTTTCTTCAAAAAGAAGGTTCGGAAACGATAAAAAATTTATCACCGGTTGAGTATGGATTGATTTGTAAACGTGAAAACGGTCGAGCAGTTACAAATATTTCACATAACCTTGTTTTACATTCGCCGACCGGCTTGGAGTTTGGATATGCAGGATCGGGACCGGCGGAACTTGCGTTAAATACTTTATTACAATTCACGGATAAAGAAACGGCGTTAAAGCTTCATCAAGATTTTAAGTTCCAATTTATTGCCAACATGCCGGAAATGGGCGGGACAATTTCGGCGGATGAAATTAAAAAATTCATAAAAAAAGGAATGTGACATGAAAATTTATAAGCTTATCAAAAAGAAACCGGGAAGCAAGATTTTTCAAGAAGCCGAAAAGTTCCGGGGCAAGCTGAAGAAAACAATTATAACCAGCAAAAACGGAAAAATTATTCGGAGTGAAAAGCGATGAAAACAGCAATAATAAAAATGTTGAACATCATAACGGTCAGAGTTTCGGGGGCGGAACAAAAACGGTTTTATGTTTCCAATGATGTCGAATCGGATTATATTCGTGAATATAAAGCAAACTTCAACTTATGTAATCCAGAAAGTTACACCGACGGCGAACGGTCCAAAGCCGGGAGATATTTTAAATCAAAGGGAAAACAATGAAAAGATTAATTTACTTCAGTTCATTGATTACAATTTTTGCGTTATGGGAGTTAATTTATGCAATAAATGAAAAACAATGGATTTTTGCACTTTTCAGCTTTGCAATAATTTATATTATTCTCATAACTTGGATTGAAATTCTCTTTGGTTCAAAACATCCTTTATTTACATTTAAGAACTTTTATCCCGATTATTTGGGTTTTGAATTCAAAAAATTTCCGCCGCATTCAAGGGTTTCATTCGTTTTTAAATATTCAATCACATTTTTATGGTTTGAAATCAGGCGAATTAACAATGAATTTTGATTAGAAATTATTGCCGTCCATTAAAAAAGAGGAAATATGAAAAAGGAATTAAAAATTTATTGCATGAATGATTGTGATTATTGGCTTGACTATTCATTAGATGAAGCCAAAAAAAATTATTGTGAACTGTGCGGGGAAATTGATGACAATGTCGATGAAGCTTTTGAACTCAGCGACGATCAATTAGACACTCTTTGTTATACAGTTCCACAGGATGAAAAGCCTAGTTATTGCGAAGCCGGGAGATATTCATTCCGGGAAATGTTAATACTCTTTTTAGATAATGAAGAAAACAAACCCGGATTGTTTGCATCGACTGAATATTAATTTCTTAACTAAAAAAAGGAAAATTGAAATGAAAATAAGATATCGATTTTTTTATTGGCTGATAACAAAGCTTCCCCCGGATCTGAAATATTTAATAACAGTGAAAGAAAAATGACAAAAAAACAGGTAAATAAAGAACTTGGTTCCAGGATTAAACAATTACGAAAAGTGAACAATTTAAACCAATTTGATTTAGCCAAGCGCATAGGAATTTCCCGGACGTCAATTGTGAATATAGAGCAGGGCAGGCACTCAATTACTGTATGGAGATTATGTCAAATAGCTTTTGTCTTAAAAGTCACACCGGATATTTTAATACAAATGATGTTTGCGGCTAAAGGAAAGAAATTAAATGCTGGTTAAGAATACAAATCTTTCCCGGATATTGGTTTTAATAATAGTATCGCTTGTTTTGAGATTTTCCGTTTTACAATATGCAGATCAATTAAATATAAGTGATGCTAAAAGATATTATGAAGTATCGGCGAACTTGGATCAGAACGATTTGACTTTGGATTTCACACAAAAGAAATGGTATGATTTTGCACCCATTCATATTTTATTCCTTTATTTAACCGATAGAAATTTAATTGTACAAATATTTCTTTCAGTTATTACCGTTTTGATCTTGTATAATGTTAATAATATCCTTGGCTGGATTTGGTGCTTTTATCCGGTTTCGATATTCAATTCGGTTTCGTATTTCAAAGAAAATCTTTTATTTTTTTTTATAGCCGTAATTCTTTGGTTATATCATTATAAATCAAAATGGTTTTTGGTTTTTCTTCCCTTTGTGTTTTTAGGATTCACAGGATTTTATTCAATAAGCTATAATCAAACAGTTTTTGCGGATGCTGGTTTAATGCATAAATTTTGGCGTATGTGGAAACCGGAATTTAACATTTTATGTTACATTGATGAAAGCTGGAATTATATATTACTTATTCCTTATTCGATACTTATAATATGCTATATAAGAACAGCCGAAATAAACATGATAACTATAATGATATTTTTTTACACACTTACAGTGACTTACATTCATGGATATTCAAGGTTTAGGGAACCGATATTAATTTTTATCATTTATGAAGTCATTAGGAAAATTCATGATAGGACTTCAAACAAGATTTTTGACGAATTATTTTAACAAACCAAAGGCTTAATATGAAAATTACAATTGAAAGTACCGACAAAATAGTAGAGTTAGTCAATAATGACGCCGCAATTCCGGCGAGAATTTGGGAAGGTGAAACGGAAAGCGGGATAAAGGTTCATTGTTATATTACCAGGATTGCGGTTGACAACAAAGAAACAAGATTGAAAGAATTTGAAAAAGAACTTAAGGAACAAAGGGTACCGACTCCCGATATTTTCAGCCTTCCAGCAAGATTGATTTTATAAAATGAGTGAAAGATTTTACTATCGACTGTTGGATATTTTCTTTAATCGGGATCCAGTGCATGTATTTCCAAAAGGCGAAATTCAATTACATACAAAAGACAGGAAATGCAAATGCCAACCATACACGACCGACATTCACGGAATGCGGATTGTACACTATAAAATAAAGGGGTTAAATAATGGATAATGAGAAACTTAATGAATTAATGCTTAATGGTTTTGGTCCGGTTTTTGCAAAGGATTTTTGTATAAATCAATATGAATTAGATTTTACTTTGTTAATGGGCTTCATGGAATGGATGGATGAAATAAATGAAACTCTTCCGATGCAACTGGAAACCGATAACGATGATATTGTCATGATGTATCTTGACGAAGTCCGCTTATCATTAATTCAGGAAATGCCAATTATGGAAAATATTATAAAATTGTATTACCGGAAACAAGATGAAAAAACTTCAAAATGATATCAAAACTTCTTAATCAAATTCATTTTGCTGATTCGTTTGAATTCATTAAAGAATTTCCTGAACATTCCATCGATTTTTTTCTGGAAGATATGTGTTATAATATGACCGCTTGCGAATGGGATGAAAAAATCGATATTGAAAATTATTGGAAATCAAGATTACGAGTTTTAAAACCAAAGGGCGTTATTGCCTTAACAGCTTCACAACCCTTCACAACCGATCTAATCAATGGCAATCGAAAGATGTTTCGATATGAATGGATCTGGTACAAGGTCAACGGCTCGAACTTTATGAACTTACAAAACCGACCGCTTAAAACACAGGAAGCAATCTTAATCTTTTCACCTGTTGCAGATTTTACATTTAATCCCATACCGACATCACGAACCGAATTAAGTTTGAAAAGGGATCCTATTGGCGGCAAGGATAGAAAGATCACAAAAACAAAAGAATCGATTGACAATCATTATAATGTAAAAACAACATCTAGTTTAATGACCGGTACCGGCTTAAAACATCCAATTGACGTTATTACTTTTCCAAACCGAAACACAGAAACGTATGACGGCTTTAAACATCCAACGCGCAAACCTTCACTATTGTTTGAGTATTTGATTAGAACATATACAAATGAGGGCGATACAATATTTGACGGCTTTGGCGGATCCGGGACGACTGCAATAGCGGCATTTAGAAGTCACAGGAATTTTATAGTTGTAGAGAAAGATCAGAAATATTTTAAGCTTTCCCAAAAGAGATTGACCAAGGAACTTAAGGAACCGAATTTCTGGACGCCGTTTATTATAGAGAAACACCCGGAAAACACTAACGAACAAACATTTCCATTTCCTAAACAGGAATTGCCGGATGATAGAACTTAATCGAATCTACAATGAAAGTAATCTCGACACGATGCGAAGGATGGAGCCGGGTAGTGTGAATTTAATAATGACTTCGCCGCCTTATGCTGAAGCAAGAAACAAAACCTATGGAGGAATTCCGCCGGATGAATATGTTGAATGGTTTAAGCCAATAGCAAAAGAAATTTATAAAGTGTTGGCAGATAATGGAAGTTTTATATTGAACATCGGAGATAATACAATAAACGGAGAAACGCACCTTTACACTTTTGAGTTACCAATAATGTTAAAACGTGAAATAGGTTTTAAGTTTATAGATCCATTTATATGGCATAAGAAAACAGCGCCGCCGGGAAAATATATGAATAGGTTTAAAGATAGTTGGGAATTTTGTTATCATTTTGCAAAACAAATTAATATAAAATTTAGACCGCAATCCGTAGCAAAACCAGCTAAACAAGTGAGTATTGAAAGGGCAATGCGTCATAAAGATTCACACAAATTAATTAGTAACACTGGAAGCGGATTTACAAACGCATCCAAAAACTTGCAAAAAAAAATAAGACAAAATGAAAGTGCATTTAAAACCAACGATCAAGAATTAAGTGAATTAGCATTGCCCGGAAATGTTTTGTATCTATCCGGCGAAACAACCAACGTGGGGCATTCGGCACCGTTTCCGTTGGGAATCCCGGAGTTTTTTATTAAAGCATTCACCGATGAAAAAGATTTAGTATATGATCCATTTATGGGATCGGGGACAACCGCCGTTGTTTGCATACAATGGAATCGCAATTACGTCGGAAGCGAAATAAACCGGGAGTATTGTCAAATAGCTGAACGAAGGTTACAACCTTACAAAGCACAGATTAATATGTTTCACAAAACAAAAGGAGAATGAAAATGAAAATGTTATTAGACAAAGAATTAGTATTAAAGACCATTACCACACATCTTAATCTCAATTGTATTGAACGCGATTCGGATGTTTGGAATTTTGCAGAACAATTAATAAAAGCCTTAGGCGGAAAAAACATTATGAAAGAATATATCGGAGATAGTGTATATATAGAATTTGACGGTTATGCACTTGTATTAACAACCGAAAACGGACTCCCTAATGATCCAAGTAACAGGATTGTACTTGAGCCTGAAGTCTATGAATCATTAACAAAATTTGTTGGGCGGATAAAATGAAAAAATATAGTGACATAGGAAATTTAACTGAATTTGCTAAGAAAGTTGAAAAATTATTTTCTGATGAATTTTGCAAAGGTGAAAAACCAGCCATAGCAATAGCTTTTTCTTTACCGCATGCTTATGAAAATGTTCATTATGTAACAAATGTTTCAAGGCAGGATGCAATAAATTTATTTGAAGCAACCGCCGAAATAATGATTTCACGAACAAATTAAATGACACCTTTTCGAATCCTTGATTTATTTTGCGGGGCGGGCGGCGCGTCAATGGGTATGCATCAAGCTTTTCAGGATGCTGAAATTTTCGGCGTGGACAAGGAATTTCAAAAAAGATATCCGTTCAATTTTATTCAGGCGGATGCATTAACCTTCGATCTTTCCGGTTATGATTTTTATTGGGCTTCGCCCCCGTGTCAAATTTATTCCAAGCTGAAGGGATTTTATAAAAAACAAAGACTTAATATAATTGATCCGATAAGATCCAGACTCCAAAAAACCGGCAAACCTTTTATAATCGAAAATGTACCAGGGGCACCGTTAATTAATCCGATTATGCTTTGCGGTACTATGTTTGGGTTAAGAGTTATTAGACATAGACATTTTGAAACATATCCGCAAATTTGGTTCCCTCAGTTTACTTGTAATCATTGGGGAAAAACACACACAAGAAGAGATAAACGAAAAAGCGGCTTAGTACAAAGATTTGAGTTTGCATCTTTTTTGACTATAACCGGGAACGATTATATAATGAAAGATGCTAAAATTGCAATGAATATTGACTGGATGATTGGAAGTGAACTTTCACAGGCAATCCCCCCGAATTATTCGCGTTGGTTAATTACTGAAGTTTATAAAAAATTAAATAAGGATGTAATTTAATGCCATGTTATATGCTAAATATCGACGACATAAAAGGAATTATATGTACATCTAAAAAGATAAATGTTTGTAAGTGCGGACATTTTGCAGACTTTCAATGTGACTTTCCCATCGGTCCCGGAAAAACTTGTGATTTGGATTTGTGCGAAGATTGCGCCAAAGAAGTTGGTAAAAATTTACATGTATGCCCGGATCATTTCGATCTTTGGATGTCTAAATATGGTGAACAAAAAAGTTTATTTTAGGAAAGGAAATGAATAACTATTCATTTTGAGATCTATTTTCCCCGGCATTCGAGACACTTTATTCATAATAATGCATATTTCTTGACTTTGATATCAAAGAATTGGGGTGTAACCTTTCTTAACCTTGCTTTGAAAAGCAGGGTTTTTTGTTATTTTTACGATCTGAATGGATTTTCAAAAAGGTAAACAATGGAATTTGTTATCGGAACCCTTCAAGGGCGCACATGATTCGCCGATAATAACCCGGTCGAATTATGAAGAAACCAAATAAGCCGATCAAAAAAAAGAAGCCGTCAACTAAACGGAAACCGGTTAAAAAGCCGCAATCGGATAAAATCGTCAAAAAAATCAGTCCACCCAAAACCCGGAAAAATCCCAAAGGCGCGGGAAGAAAAACAATTGTAAAGGCTTCAGCCAAAGCCCAAGATCCAAATGTCGAAATCGAAGAAGTTGAACCGGACGAAATCTCAATTAATCACATCAACTTGAAACAGATAGAAAAACTTGCCGGTTTAGGAATGTCGGATCGTGAAATTGCGGTATTTATGAAAATTGCTGAAAGGACATTGACTTATTATAAAGCTAAATATCCGGTCATTAAACAAGCTTTAGAGCGCGGAAAAGTTGTAGCTGATTCAAAAGTAAGGCAGGCATTTTTTAAGATGGCAACCGGCTTCAGATACATCGAAAGAAAAACAAAACTAATTCCCCCGGATGCTTTTGTTTTGAATCCCGAATTTGACGCCCTGGATAGAAATGATGTTCCGAAATACATTCAAAACCCAAGTAATAAAAACATTATTTTGGAAGTTACAAAAACATCAAAACTTATCACACCTTCACCGTTTGCAATTGCTTTATGGGGGCTGAATCGATGGGGACTTAGGCGTAATGATCCACGGACCGGTGATACGGGACTTGATAATGAGGAACTTAATGCACTGAAGAAGCTTGCAATAACTCAAATGATTGAAAAACTTTAAAGGGAGAAAAACATGCTCGATCCACACAACGCACAAAGAATCCAAAAGACTTTGCTGGATTTAATTTTTGCAATTTCCGAAAACACACCCGATCTTAAGTCTTACAATGATGGATTCAATAAGGCAATGACAAATCATCTGGATGTTCTTGAACAAACAGGATATATATTCGAACGACCGGTCAATATATTTCCGGGTGAAAGCAACCCGGATATTCCAGATTGCAAAGAACTTGCAAAAAAATATAAAAAAGATAAGATTGCAATTTTTCACTTTGATAAAAAAAACGGTCAACAAAGATTCGGTTTCGCAAGTTACGGAACGAATAAAAAAGAATGTGCTGAAGCTTTCCAGTTTGCTAACAGTGTTTTTAATACACTCATGAAAGTAACAAAAGGGAAAATAATAAAACCATGAAAGATTTATTTTATGATAAGTTTGTTGAAAACATCGCGGAAATGTACCGGGAATACGACAAATTTTCACCGGTTGGCGATCACAATAGTATTTCGGTTTATGCGAATAGTCCAAAGGCGGCATTTATAAAACTTAATAAGGGAAAAATCAAAGATCGATTTTGGATCCCTTTTTCCGTATGTCGTTATGGACGTAAGACCGGATTAATTTATGTCGAGAATCGATATATTAAAAAATATTTAATATGAATCTTTTTACTCCGCGCTGGTTTGATATTAATCCAAAGGCTTTATCGCATCCGATACAAACAAAAGTAAAATATGATTTACTGAATAAATCGGGCACATATTTTACAATAGTTGCGGGGCGGCGATCGTTCAAAACAGAAAGATTTCTTAAAAGGTTTATGGTTATTTACGGATTTCAGCATGATAATAAAATTATCATTTTAGGCGCACCGACTCGACTTCAGGCAAAAAAAATATTTTGGGATGATCTCAAAGGTTTAATCAGGCAAATTTTTATAAAAGATATTTCGGAAACAGAACTTACAATAAAATTATTTAACGGAACTACAATAACCGTGATTGGATTAAAAGAATTTCAGCGCGTTGAAGGTACGCGGGCGGATGTCGTCGGAATTACGGAATTTCAGCAATGTGATCCAAAATCATTTACTCAATCCCTGCAACCGATGATCATTGACTCAAAAGGATTTGGACTTTTTGAAGGGCGACCATTCGGAAAGAACCATTTATTTGATTTTTACATGAACGGCGTCAATAAAGATCCGGGCTGGACATCGTATCACTGGACAGCCGAGGATATACTTGATGAAATTCAGATTTCGCAAGCGAAACACGACTTATCGGATCTTGATTATAACCGCGAATATAAAGCCGACTTCGACACCTTTGGCGGTTCTCCATACTATGGATATTCGGTCATAAATAATAAAAAACTTCCACATGTTAACCCGGAGCAACCTATCATTATTACATGTGATTTTAACGCAACCGAAAAGCCGATGTCATGGACAATCGGTCAAGAAACGGTCGAACAGACAGAAGTAGTAACATACTGGATTAAGTCACTTTCACATCAATTCACAAATACACTTGTAATGTGCAATGTTTTAATTAAATACCTGGATAAACTTTTTCCGGGGTTTCGGTCCTATGACAGGAAATTGACTTTATATTTTTATGGAGATTATTCCGGGGATAGTAAAACATCAAACTCAAGCTTAACCGATTGGGATATTATTAAAAGAATGTTTGTAAATATTTGTAATTTTAAACTGTTCATAAAACCGACACGATCAATCAGGCTTAGTGTTGGATCGACAAATGCAAGATTTTGCAATGCACTAAATCAACGGCGGCAATTCGTGGATCCTGAAAACTGCAAACCTTTAATTGAAGATTTAACGAAAACGCGCTGGAAAGAAAACGGTTTTGAACTGGATGATAAAAATCCGTTATTGACTCATAATTGCCGGTCGGTCGATTATTATAATGATTATAGGTTTCCTGTTGAAGGCGAAGGAACTTCAGAAATTCGGGGCGTCAATGCATAAAAATTCTATCCTTTTTGAAACTGAATTCAAGATCGGTCAAACAGTTTGTTCAGTGTTGGAACCCGAAAAGAAATTCTTTGTTATACAATTCATACTGCTTAAGATCAAAGATAATCAAGTTGATCATTATTCCGTTTTGGTTTCTGATTCAGAGGGCGATTGTAAAACATTTTTACCTTTTGAATTGCAAATATGCGATTAACTAAAATTTGATTAACTGCCAAAACTTGATATTTTTGCACAACAAACCTTCATGGACTTGAAAGAATTATTAACCCTAAAATTTACCATCGGGGGGAATATGTCTGAAATAATGAGAAAGATTTATTTAGATTCAATGAAAGAATGGGAACTTGAAAAGCAGGAACTTTTTGAAAATTTCCGGGTTTTTTGGGACGGAGATTATGACCGTTTGAAGGATATTGTAAAAGAAACTTATAAAAACAAACCATTCCGAACCGATCCCGCAAACGAAAACAAGTCAAGCCTTGATTACATGGTTATTCAACACCAAGATATTATTCAAAACACTACTTCACGACTTACAGCCGGGATATATGATGAAGATCCAATCAGGGAACTTCGTATTTATGAAGGCGGGCGCTATAAAACGGACGATAATTTATCTGAAGTTCTTGAAATGACTAATTTTAATAATGTTATGAAAGAAGCTTTACAGACGGCAATTTTTTTTAATACTGTTGTTCTTCATCCTGTTGCACGTGACAAAACACTTGATATCGACATTTTAACACCTGATCAGTTTGCTGTAAAAACAAAAGTATCTTATCATCGATTAGATAAAATAATGATCGAACGTGTTGACAGAGAAAACAATCCAATTTTGATCTATTGGAGCGATACGGAGCATTATATGATTAATGAAAAGGATAAGGCTGTACCGGTCGAAGGTTCAAAAAACAAAACTAATCCATATAAAATTTTACCGTTCGAAGTTTTACGAATAAAGAAAGGATTAGACTTTTACGGCGAACCGGATTGGAATTTGTATTTAAATCAAATCGCTATCGACTTGAAATTGAGTGATCTTGATAATGCTGAAATCTTAACCCGGAATGGATTTCTACACGGTATTAATACAAACATCGGACTCAATCAAAGCATCGGTCCCGGAATTCTCATTCAGACAAAACATGATGATCCAAACAAACAGGTTTCACTTGGTTACGTGACAAACGATGTCGATTTTGGGGATCAAAGGGACGGTGTCGATTGGCGGATCAAGTCATCATTAAGGTCAAGGGGGATAGTTGGTTCAGCCGCATCAACTGAAGAAACAGCACAGTCCGGCGTATCAAAGGAAAAAGATGAAACAATGATCCTGGAACAAAGGCGGAATAATATAGCTTTAGTCTACCCGGTCGAAATTAAATTACTGCAAAAAATACGCACGATCTATAATTGGAATGTTTCACAGGGAAATATTAAAGGACAAAAACTTAACGAAACCGGGGAGTTTGCGATTAAATACCGCATGCCTGAAAGTAGACCGTCAAATCAAGAAATCAGGGAGGACTTAAAGTTCCAATTAGAAAATAATGTTCTGGATATCATCGATTTGATCATAAAATATTATGAAGTTGATGAAGCTGAAGCAATTGAAATCCTTGAAAAGAAAAAAGACCGTCAAGAAAACAATGCAGAACTTTTAGCATTTTTTGAAGCTGAAGGCAATACACAAAAACGTATTGATAATATTATAGGCATAGAATGACACCGGACGAAAGGGCGCGGGCGGTCGAATTATTTTTTAAGGAAATTGGATCGGCTGAAAAAAAGATGATTGCAAATATTCAGAAAATCATCCTCACTGATAAGCTTTCCAACGATGAACTTTTCGAAGTAATCAAACAATATAAATTTTTTACAGACCTTCAATCGCGGGGATTGTCCAGTGCGATTAAAAAACTATCAATTCAGTATGATACAGCTTTAAGAGATGTCGTTAAAACAGCAACCGAATTTAAGATCGATCTGGTCGGGGTTGATATTGATAAGCTTGTATATTTATCCGATCTGGATCTCAGTACGATTCTTAGGCGGGCGGAAATGTTTTCGGAAGAAATGCGATCAGAAATTGCAAAAACTATTTTAACTAACAGACCAAAAGAAGAAATCGCTAATATTTTACTTCCACAAATTCGAGACAAGGGAATCACCTTTCATACGTCCTGGATGAATGCGGCACTTAATCAGTCCTTTACCAGATTCGCAAATGTCGGACTTGCGCGTGTGTTTAGTGATTACCCCGAAACTAGATATTTATTAGTACATCCAGAGGATCAGGTAACACGTGACCGGTGTTTATTAGCGATTAAGCTTCAGCAAGAAAACCCCGAAGGTTTAACAATTAGTCAAATAAATGCGGGCGCACTTGGACCGGAATACACCTTTGAAGATCAAGGCGGGTTTAATTGCCGTGGATTTTGGGACATCCGGGCACTAGGAAAAGCTAATCAAAAAGCACGAACCCGGAAAAAAATAATTATACCAAAACGACCTACAGCGAAGGCGGTCCCGAAACCAGATGCATCGGGATTCGTTGAGGCAAGAACAATTGAAGCCGCGCAAAACTTTGCACTTGAAAACAATATCGCAACTTCAAAGGTATCATATAAAGGAATACCCTTGGATCAGGCAAATAGAATTAATAAAAGACTTTTGGAACTACAAAAAGAATTTAGCAACCTGGATCCATTATATAATATTTACACCGGCTCATTTCTAAAAAAATGGGCTTCAGCAAATGGCAAAACATTGAATCTTTCCCGGAAATCATTTTTCAATTCTCGAATCGGTAAACAACACTTTGATGTGACTGATGGATATATCCAGCGATCAAAAGAAAACTTAAAATTTTATTTAAAGAAAAAAGCGGCGGGCGATGCATTATCTTTTCGTGAACAAAGATATTTAACACAGCTTGAAATTGCTATTAAACATAAACGCTGGAATGTGACACCGTTGGGAAAGGAAATTGAATCAACTATTACGCATGAATTCGGTCATGTCCTGGACGATCAAGTCTTTGGACATATAAACATGGGGTTTAGATTGGCGAAATTTAACACCCCAAGATTAGACGAATTGAGAAAACAAATATCATCTATGTATTATAAATACAGAAATGATATACCAAATTACGGATCGAAGGTGTCTCAATATGGAATGACAAAAGATAATGAGTTTTTCGCTGAAATTTTTAACATGTATTTCATGGAAAAAGATGCTTTACCGGCTGAATTAACCACAATTTTAGAAAACATATTTAAGGAAATGAAAAACAAATGATGTCAACACAATGTTTAAATTGCAAACACTGGATTGTCGATCGATATTGTAAAGCTTTTCCGGGACCGAAAAGGGCAGGGGAAAGTCCAGTAAAAACATCAATCCCATTGGCGATTTGGTACGGAGAATTTGATCACAATAAAAAGCATCCAGATCAAGAAAATGATATTGTTTTTGAACAGTATGATTTTGGAAAGGAAAAATAATGTCTGTTTTAAAGACTGAAAAACTATTCGAT